AATGATTGGAATAACATCCCTGTGCAGATATATTCAAAGGATGACATTAAAGCATTTGGTGATATTACCGAAGGACTTCGAATAAGGCCAACACAACCCGTAATGGAAAAGCCCAAATTAACACCAGCATCACAGGCATGGCCTAAAGCTATTGAATATCTGAAAGGAACCGGCACTATTGACGGCATTAAGGCCAAATATGAGATATCCATAGAGGATGAAGAACTTTTGAAACAATCCGTATTATGAAGTTCTACGATATAGATCAAAATTCCGAAGAATGGAAGGATTTGCGGTTAGGTAAATTTACAGCTTCCACATTTTCTGATCTTTTCATGGCAAAAACAACAGCCGGATACCAGAAAGCAATCATTAAGGTCGCTTTTGAGCGGGTTACCGGAGAAAGTGAAGAGTCATATTATAACACTTGGATGCAGAGAGGCCACGAAAAAGAGCCTTTTGCAAGGGAAAATTATGAACTATTTACTTTTAATTCACTCGAAAATGGAGGCTTTTACGAATATTCTGATTTTATCGGGGCCAGTCCTGATGCAAAGATAAAAGGACAGAATGGCGGTTGTGAATTTAAGTGCCCATCCTTTCAGGTTTACAATGAATATCTCCAAACACAAAAACTCCCTAAAAGTTATTTCTGGCAGATACACGGGCAACTTCTTTGTACCGGATGGGATTTCATTGACTATATGCCATTTTCAAGTCCCAAATTAAAGCAAATACTTATCACGATAGAAAGGAATGAAACTATTCTGGATCAACTTAAAACACAATTAAATGTATGTATTGAAGAAGCAAAAATATTAATTGAAAGGATTAGAAATGAGTAACTTAAACATTAAATTAAACTTGCAAAATTTGCATTGTGCCTGCAGATTTGAAAATGGCGCAGCCGGCCCGATTGAATGCCTTATTATTCCCCTTGAGAAAAATCATCTTTTCAAAGGGGAGAAGGGTGTTTATCTGGATATGACAGCCTTTGAACTCAAAGAGCGGAAGGAAAACAAAACACACCTGATTAAACAAACGCTTCCAAAAGAAATCTTTAAGGCAATGACTGATGAGCAGAAAAGGTCAACGCCAATACTCGGTGACGTTTCTGTTTGGGAACATAGCGAAGCAGAGCCGGTAAGCGACCTGGCAACATTAGCTGAAGGTTCAGACCTGCCATTCTGATGAAGCGGCAACTCAAAAATGAAATGGACCGTGACATGGTTCTTGCTCAAATCAAAAGGCTGGATTTAAGCAAAGATTATTCTGTTGAGATTTTCCAAAAGCGGAAAGTCAGAAGTATTAGTCAAAACAGGCTTGAGCGTCTTTGGCTTACCTGTATTTCATTTGAGACAGGCGAAGATATTGATCGGCTGCATGACATTTTTAAAAAGAAATTCCTTGAGCCTGAGGTTGTGGAAATGTACGGAGAGAAAGTTGAGAGATATTCAACAAGAGATCTCAACACTATTCAATTCAAATATTTTCTGGATAGGATTCAGTTGTTCGCAAATACTGAACTTGGTATAACATTGCCTAATCCGGAAGATCAATACTGGAATGAGTTTTACAGCTTTTACATAGACAGATTATGAAAATAGATTGTGACGATTGCGATGGCAAGGGATGTTTTGAGAATATCTCTGATTGTTGTGGCGCAAAACGTGAGCCTGACTTGTGGTTGTGTTATGAATGCCATGACCATTGCGGCCCTATGGAATGTGATAAATGTGGCGGAACGGGTAAAATAGATGCAGATGATTGAAACAATAGTTCTCTACGAGATTGAGGATCCTTATTACAAGGAGGAACATGAGCCACGTTGTTCGAAATGTGGTTCTATTGCCGTCTTTGAATATTACGACAAGAGGTTGAAATCATGGTGTTGCATGTGCCGGGAGTGCTGTCACAAGGGTTATAATGATGAGTTTTAAAATGTTCTTTGAATAGTTGCTGTGGCGAAAATAGAGACGCTATGCTTGTAACATATAATCAAAAGTAAATGCGTGAATCCCTGATTCTGGATAGTTTCCGGATAGCTCCCGGAATTAGATGGTAGCCTGAGCATGATACAGGTCGTTACTTAGATTTTGCAGGTTTAAATCCTGCCAGCAACTATTCTTTTATAAATTGATATGATAATTAAGCGATACAATAAGTATAGAGCTGAAAAGCAGTCTTTCGGTGGCAGGAGTTACCATTCAAAGAAAGAGGCTGACTATGCCGTTCAACTTGCTTGGTTGCAAAAGGCAGGTGAGATAAAAGAGATAACGCCTCAATACAAAATAGACATTAGGGTTAACGGCAAGCATATCACTAATTATTTCATTGACTTCCGAGTGGAGTATGCTGATGGACGGGTGGAGCTGATTGAGGTTAAAGGTTTTCAGACCCCGGAATGGTTGCTTAAATGGAGGCTTACAGAGGCATTATTAGACGAAATAGAGCCAGGGGCAAAATTAGTTTTGGTAAAATGAGACATGGTTCACTTTTTTCAGGCATCGGAGGTTTTGATCTGGCTGCTCAGTGGATGGGTTGGGAAAATGTGTTTCAAGTTGAAAATGATAAGTTCTGCACTAAAGTATTAGAGAAGAACTTTCTAAATGTTAAAAGATATGGGGACATCAGAGAATTTAACGGAACAGAATACAGGGGACTTATTGACATTATTTCCGGAGGATTTCCCTGCCAGCCATTTTCTGTTGCCGGGAAGCAAAGAGGCGAATCAGATAACCGCCATCTCTGGCCGGAAATGTTACGAGTTATACGGGAAGTACAGTCCCCTTGTGTCGTTGGTGAAAACGTTCCTGGAATCATCAAATTGGCACTCGAAGATATTTGTATTTCGCTGGAAAGTGAAGGCTATGAAGTCCAGCCGTTTATTATTCCATCTGCAAGCATCGGAGCATGGGACAAAAGGGAAAGAGTTTGGATCATTGCCAACAATGAGAAGTCAAGAATCAGGAAATTATCAATACAGCAACGGAGACAAAACACGTCCTGTGACATTAACATTAACCGGGAAATTAAGATCAATTCCAACCTTGACGCACTCAACTGCAATAATGCAGGATATAATACAAGCACAATATCACAGCAGCAAACGGCCGGAATACAAATCAATAGTGACACTTCAAGCATCAGACGGGAAGACAGCATATATGGGGTCGAATCGAAAAGGGAAACAAGAAAACGCAACCACTATTTTAAGAAACATGACTGGTGGAAAAGAAACTGGATTGAAGTTGCATCCGAACTTTGCAGAAGTAATGCAAGGGTTTCCCATAGGATGGACAGAATAACAGCATTAGGAAATTCAGCTAATCCTTACGTAGCTTATGAAATTTTTAAAGCAATAGATCAATATGACACTCAAAGAACAGAGGCCTGAGAGCGAGGCAACAAAGCAGATTATCACCAAGTACAGGCACAAAAAGAAAATAAGAGACGAGGTTTCTCTTGCAACACAGAATTAATGATTGAATTGCTACATATTGACTGCATGGATTATATGGCGACCTGCAAGGACAAGCAGTTTGATCTGGCTATTGTTGATCCTCAGTATGGCATAGGAAATACAACAACAAGTGCCGGTAATAAACATCGAAAAACATTACATAAAAGAGTTAAATGGAACGAACAGATTCCACCAAAGAAATATTTCCTCGAGCTCTATCGGATATCAAAAAATCAAATTATATGGGGTTGTAATTATTTCTATCCTTATATCACGGTCCCAGGGCGAATAGTTCATTATAAAAAACCATTTCAGGATCTCGAAAGGGGGAAAATTAAATTTTGCCCCTGTGATTTAGCCTCACAATCTTTTAATAAGAGGATTGAATATTTTGAATATAACTGGTATGGTAATACCCAGAACGGCAAAACAAACTGGGATAACTCAGGTCCAGATGCAAGAATCCACCCCACTCAAAAACCAATTGCTCTTTACAAATGGCTTTTAAAGAAATATGCTAAACCTGAGTTTAAGATTATCGACACTCATGGAGGTTCAATGAGTATAGCAATAGCCTGTCATGATTTCGGTTGTGATTTGGTTTGTTGTGAGATTGACAAAGATTATTATGAGGCTGCTGTTAAGCGGTTTGAGATTTATAAAGCACAATTAAAACTACAATATGACATTAAAGGAATTTGAAGCGTATCAGGTAAAAATACGATTAAAAGCCCAAAAAAAGGAAGATAGAATGTTTGCATTCGTTCTGGCAATGATGGTTATATATTTTGTTGTTTGGTTAGTGTCAACATATGCCTGACCCAATGGAAGCGACACAATTGGACATATTTTACAACACAATCTGTCTTTCCGGCTCAAAGTTAAGAGAAAGAGAGATGAAGGCCGGGACGCAAAACAGGCTTATCCTGGATTTCTTCAGGACGCATCCCGGTTTGGAGTTTACGCCTTTCCAGGTGCAGGCGCATCTTAACCTTACCCGTACCCCTATCACAAGCATCAGGCGAAGCATCACGACTTTGACCGGGCTGGGGTATTTGCGTATGACAAATGTTAAGCGCATGGGAATTTACGGCGTTGAAAATAACTGTTGGAGATTAATGTAAATAAAACCAAAAATAATGACAACATATTCTGAAAAACTCAAACATCCCAAATGGCAAAAGAAGCGACTTGAAATTATGGAACGCGATAAGTTTAAATGCAAATTATGTGGAGATGAAGAAACTATGCTTCAAATTCATCATAAAGAATACGTAAATGGAAATGATCCCTGGGATTATGAGGATAGAGAATTAATAACTCTTTGTGAACATTGCCATATTGAAATAGAAAGATGTAAGGCTGAAGAATTTGATTTTAAAGAAATAAATATTTATAAAAGCAATACTTGGTCTGATGGAGGGAGAATTATGTTTGTTTCACATAGAGATACCTG